ACACTTCAGATACAATGGCTTCAGCATCTCGTGTTGCTTCACCACCAGTAATAATAACTGGATCACCAACATTATAACTTGAACCACCATCTATAATATAAATGTTGCGAAGAATAGATAACCCATGAACTCTAATATTAATAAGAGTATCATCATCAGGATCAATAATATTTAATGTAGCGGTTTCACCATTTTCAAAAGTTCCAACTAAAGTTTTTGTATTAATATATAATTCAAAAATTGGAACAGCATTAACTGTTTTTTGTGCGGTTCTTTCAACAAGAGCAGTAGCACCAGACACATCACCTGTTATTTTTCTGTTTATTAATAAATCAAAATCAAAATCATCATACAAAATTTCAATTAAAGAATTATTTACTGGCGCAGTATTAAATATTAATTTTCTAGTTTCTTTACGAATATTAAAACCAGATGTCTGCAATACACCATTGACATAAACAGAAATATCATTAGCAGTAACAACTTGAGCTAATTTAAATGTGGTTTTTGAACCATTTCCTGTATATACACTATACACACCTTGTTCTGTTCTAAAAGCATTTTCAATTAACCATTTACCATCAGAAGCTCGTAAAATACTTTCATTTGGTTTAATAACTTCAACTTCTTGATTGAACAAAAGTCTGAATAGAAGTTGGAACGATTTATCACTACCTTTTGCCAAATATAATGGCAAAATGTGTTTAATTAAAAATGCTTTATCTACTTCAACATTACGAGGAATTAAATTACCGTAAGTATTGAAAAAATTGTTTTCAAACTCTGCAATAGAAGCATCAACGTCAGAAACATAACGAAGGTCTTTTGATTTAGTTATTAAATCATTTTTTTCTGTGCCTTGTTTGTTTTCTAAGAACTCATAATATGCTTCCAAAAAAGCAATAAAATTAGGATGTTCTTCACGAACAAACTCCGGTACCTGACGGTTAATCAGTAACGATGTTTTTTGGTCAGCCATTATGAATTATATTTCTTTTCTAATATAGTTGAAATTGATATTGGATCATCTTCATCAATGGTAAGAATTGTGTCTTTAGTAGATTCAATAATACCTTTTTCTGCTTCTATTGTTATACGAATTAGTCCATCATCAGAATCGACACTTAAAAAACGAATATCATTAATTGTTAAAATTCCATTTTCATAATCAATAACACCAGCATTTGAATTGATAATTTGTCTTTGTGCTAAAGTGTCATAGTAAATTGTTCTAAGTGTGCCTGTTTTACCATCAATAACAGCAACGGCTTCTGCACCATACCCATTACCACCAGTAATAGAAACTGTAGCACGAGTGTAATCAGTTCCACGGTTCGTAATGTTAATTGTTTGAATTCTGCCATTAACAACTACTGCTTCAGCGGTTGCATTTGTACCATCACCATTAATTGTAATAGTTGGAGTGGTTGTATATCCTGTTCCTGGATTGGTAATTTGAATTGAAGATATGCCGGTGTAAGATTGTGGTGTTTCTTCAAATTGTGCTGTTCTTACTACTCCAAGAGTATCAAACATTGTAAACTGTGTTGATGTTAATTTATTTGTTAATGTTCCACGATGAATAGGAACATTATATTTAATTGTATAACTTACAGAAGTGTTTAATTGTGGCTCAAATCGGCGTTGAACACGAACAACAGTTTCGGATCCTATAATTGAATCACCATTGGTAGAATCAATAGAATCTTGTAGTTTTGAAAGAACAAAAGTACCAGCAAATTTATTTAAATTGGTATCACGGTAATCTAAAATAGCTTGGCGAATATTTGTTTTAATGCTACTTTCATCCAAAGAAGTTTTCTTTGGGTCATATTGAACTATACTTTCAACAATTAAATACAGATATTGTGGGTCACGAATTTCTGCACTAACAGATACGATTGATTTTGGAGTAATAATCTCATCAATAATTCTTTGTTTTTCTGTTTCAGAAATATAATAATTGGCTTTTGGTTTTAATGCAATATAAACTTTGCCAAATACTTTTGGTATTTCAGTTTCTCCACCCCAAACAGATAAAGAATCTACACTTGGGTATTTGCTCTTAATATATGATTCATAATCTTTAACTGTTACCAATCTATTTTGTGTTGCATATTGAGCTGCAGCAGAATATTTAATTGAATCAACTGTTTCACGGGTTGCACCACCAGATGCTACATCAACAACATCAACAAGAACATCAGAATAACTACCAATTGACGAAGCAGCAACAAAACCATTAGTTTGATTAGCGGCAACACCATTTGTAACCAAGTATGTTACAGTAACAACTGCACCATCATTAAGTGCTTTGCCAACTACGCCATCACCAAAATAAATTTCATAATTTCCATTTTTACTTTCTTGTAAAAAATAAACAGGCGTTTCAGAAGTAACATCAAGAATATCGGTTACTTGATTATAAACTTGTGTTGAAGTGTTTCCAGAATTTGGCGATACTGATACAGAAATTGTTGTCGTGTCAATATTATTATCAGGTAAAACAAATACAGATTTTGGATTTGAATTCTGCACATAATTGAAAACATAATTTACCAATGAACCCTCATAGATATTCAAATTTTCAAAGTAAAAAGATGTGTTAGATTTAGTTACCGTGGTTTCTTCCAGAGTAACAAAATTATACGAAACATTATCAATAATACTAGAACTAAAATTAAACCCTTTTGGAATAGTTAATGTTTCAGGTATTGTTGTTCCGCTATCCACAGTTACATTAATAATAGCTCGTGGTGCAGTAACAGAAAAAGGAATATACCCTAAAGTTTTGGCATGAGAAACAACAGAATCTCTTAATATAGCAGTATCTAAAAATGCTTCATTCGCCACCATGTTCAAATAATATGAATTGTAGTGGGTATTATAAGCAAGGATATCTAAAAGAATATTTAAACCAGCACCTTCAAAATCATAATCTTGAAATTGTGATTGTTGTTTTAGATATGCTTTTAGGTTTGTCTTGATTTGGTCAAAATCAAGGTCAGAAATTTGTAAACGAGCGTTAGCCATTTCTATCTAATCCGTTCTAGGAAAAAATTAATTGTAATTGGGTCGGTTCTATTAAGAACAAAAAATTCCATTTCTACCATAAACCCATTTCTATCAAAATCTGCATTAGCATTAATTCTTGAAATTTTAGCTCTAGGTTCGTAGTTTGCTACTGTCTGTTGTATTTCGTTTTCTATGGAAGAAGCAGTAATTGTATCCATATTTTCAAACAAAAGACGGCGAATATTACTGCCAATCTCAGGCTGAAATGGTCTTTCATAGTGGCTGGTTAACACCAAATTCTTTACCGAATTGATGACCGCCATTTCACCAACATGGCGGTTTATGTCTTTTTTGACTGGATGAATAGTGAAATTTAAGTCTAAATCACTATATTCTCTAGCGATGTTTGTGGTTATGGTTGCCATCTGTTATTTATTCTACTTTAGGACAAATTTGATTTCAAAAAGTCTGTTCCAATCAAATTTTCTACCATGTAATTTTGTGTGTTTCCAAGATTATCAAAACGAGTTAAAAAGATATAATCATTGACAATAGCTCTGGACTTCTGATAGAAGTTAAAATCGTGGTTTCGCCTTGTGGCAATCAACGAATTCGCTGTTGTAATATGGTCAATAATTGTGTTGACTTGGGCTTCTGTTAAGGTGCAATTTCCATTTGGTGCAATTGCAGTATTCATTGTAATCCAATCGTTGGCTATAATAGTATTATTTCCAGTCAAATCATCACCAATATACAGACTAGTAAAACTACCCAACATTGGAGTAGCATTGGCCACATCATCTGTTGCATTAGTAATCTTTAAAATCTGTTGGCCAATGCCAGTTGCTAAATCATAGTTTGGTGCAGTTAAATTGCCATCAGTAGTAGCAGTTAAACCAGATAGATTATCAGTATGTGATTTGAAAGCCGCTAGTTCAATTATGTAAGCACTAGCTGCATTTGCAAGAGCTGGTGCAACGTTGGCTGCCAAAGTAAAGGTGTTTGCTGGGTCAGTATTTGCAACTGTAAATATTAAATTCGTATTAGCTGTTAAAGTTACAATGACATTTGCATGAGGGTTTTTATAATATCTTGACCTAGAAGATGTTACTCCATCAGCAATATCATTTTGTTGCCACTCAGGGATACTAGTATTTGAAGCATTTAAATATTTGATTGTTCCGTTTGTTAAGTAAAGAGAACCACCAAATTTTGAATCTTCAAAATTATAATTTAAACGAGCAAATACACTATTAGCTGCCATAATATTCCATTACATTAAAGGGATAGGTGAAGATGTTGGCCATCCACGGTTACCAATATGATAATGCATATCATACAATAAACGAATTAGTTCCATGGGTCCACGAATATCAGTTACAACAATACCAGAAATCAAAGGTGCATTAACACTCAAAGTAGCTTCTATCATGCCTGGAACAGGAGGTGCAACAGGAAATCCCGCAGCTATTCCACCAAGTGTTGATATACCAGCAGTAGGATTTAGTGAGCCTGGAACACCAGCATGAATACCTGTGCCAGCAACAACAGAGCCCGTAGAAGTGATTGCTCCACCAGTAATACTTCCATCAACTGTCAAATCGGAATTTAATTGTAGTGCATCACCAGCATTTAATATGAATTGACCTAGTGTAGAACCGACAGTTAATTCCATATCGTCACCAGAGGTAACAGAAACTTTTTTATTGACAACTTGTTGATAATCACCATCAACTTCTAAGTAATAATTGCCAGTAACCCTTTCATATTTGTTTCCTTGAACAGAAACTACCGAATCACCAACAATAGTTATGTTACAAATTCCATTAATCTTCACATTGTTATTTTTAGCAACAATTTCATAATTATCACCAACAATTTTATTTACTCTTGTGCCATCAGCTTGTATTTCAGTATATGTTCCTGTTCTATGCTGTGTGCGAATACGCTCGGCACCAGGAGTGTCATCAAACTCCTGAAAATGACCAGATTCGGTTTGCGTTACATTGTTATAAGGATACTGAGCAGAATATTCTGATTCTGGTTCTGTCCATGAAAATTCACTTGGTTCTGGTGTAGTTGCCATTATATTGTTGCCTGAAAGGATGTTGGGTCATAATTTGATCCAGAAGAATCTGGATATAAACTCAAAACTAATGCTTGTTTTTCAGCATCGGTCATTCCACTTGGACTAGTTAAATTACTAACCGCTTGAGCTGGAATGGACAATACTGCTTGTGTGCTTTGTAACAATGATTGAGATTCACTCAATACTTCTTTAGCTGCATCTGTTAATCCGGAAGTGCCAGTATCAACAGACAAAGAACTTGCAATTGAAAATAATCCTTTTGCTAATTCACCATATGCTTCTTTTAAACACTTTTGAAACATAGCCAAAAGATTAGCAGGCAAAGCAAGAATATATTCAATGATAGCACGAATCTTTTTAATACCGTCCAAATATTTTGCCGTTTCAACAATCTTTTCATTAACCCAACGGGTAATTTCTTTAATTCTTCTTGCTAAATCTTTTAAAAATTCGGTCATACCAGAAGAAGCAGGAGATATGCCTAAAGCATCAATAATTTTTCTGATTGCTAAACGAATTGCTCTTACTAAATCTCCAGCTAAAACTTTAGTTTTAGCCATTGTAGTTTGAATGTAAACAGCAATATCACAAGCGTGTTCACGATTATTATCTGAAACAGCAATACCAGTATTATCAGATATGCCTCTTGCCAAGTTTGAAATAGTTGGTGCACCAATTAATGCTGTGTCGCCAACATTTGTAACTCTTGGTTTATTTGGCTCATATACTTTACCCTGAGGCGTTTTACTTACTGGAGCTTTAACTCCAGCATTCGTTTGTGCATCAGTTTTTAATTCTGTAAATGATTTTGGAACTTCAACATTATCAGCTGAACCTCCAATTACATTTCCTAGTTGGTCATATTCAATAGCCATAGATTATACCTTTTGCTTAATACCAGGTAACATACCCATCATCACTGGTTGCTGAGCATTTTCTCCATCTAAGAAAAAACCAACAACCCAATCTCCTAATTTAGGTGATGAAAATGTATTAGAATTATTTAGCGGATACATTGGATGAGCCCATGGTAAACTATCAGTTGTAACTTTTGAAGTATCTTGATTATGCCATCCAATAATACGAACTTGACAACGACCAAGTGCCAAAGGGTCAACACGATTTTCAATCACACCAACCCACCATATAAAACCATTTTTGCCAGCAAAATCAATATTTTCCATTAATATAGTCCAACTTCAGATTGTTTTAATAAATTACCAGCAGAAACAAACGGAGTATTTGTGGAATCAGAAGATATCTCACAAATCGTTTCGTGTTTTTCTGGTTTAATCATGTGCCTTGTGCCAACTATCAAATATTTTCCTGATATGGAATTATCTGTTCTATTTTCATCATTCACAGAATACGAATGTGCATTAAGATTCAAAACAAAACCAGAACTAATTGCAAAATTACCAGGTAATGTAATATTCATTCTTCTCTGTAAAAGATTGTTCAAAGTTGCTTTTCTCTGAGGAAGATATGTATGTGTATCGTCAATAATGGTTGCAGCTGCATTATCATTTGTTTTTACATATGTCGTATTAAATCTACTTGTTTGATATGGATATAAAACAATCTTAGAATCATACATTTCCGAAGCATCTTTGTTTTCTCTGTTTTGAGCTGCTGATGCTATTGGGTAATCATTTAAAGTTTTGCCTTTTTTAAATGTATTGTTAATATCCAAATATGTTGTCTGAATAGTTCTGGTGAGAATATCAAACCCAATGAATTTATTGGCAAAAAAACCATTTCTTACACTTTCTAAAAAATCAAAAGATACCGTAAAATTAAAATTACGAACACCTAAAAATTCATTACTAATTGTATCACTTAAATTTTTAGCATCAAAATTAATTGTTAAAAGTGGATTATTGGAATATAAAGTTGAAAGTGAAACAAAATTAAAACCAACTTTATTTTCAAAAAATAAAAAATTAGCCTTATTATCAGAATTAACAGCTCGCTTTGACAACCATTGTACCGTTTCAAATGGTGTTAAAAGAGGCACAATAGAATTGTGAACACCTCTAGTTTTTTCAACTATACCAATTTTTTTGTTTGAAACTTTTAAGTAATTCAATAATACGGATACGGCTATTTGGTCATATGTTCCAGTATAATGTTGATTAACTTTTTGTTGCTCAGAATAAATCATTTCTTCAGAAACAAAATGTAAAATATACATTTCAGTATTTTGATTTACATTTTTTCTGTCAGTTTGTTTGTATATTCTAAAATTTTTAAATATGTTGGTTGATGTGCTTTCACCAGATTTAGAAATGTTTACAATCAAATACTCTGAGCCATCAAACAACAATCTTTTAGACAAACCAATAGAATCTTTTACTGCAATATTACCAGACATACAAGGCATCAATATACTGTCGAAAATGTTTAATTCAGCAAATATGCCAGATATATCAAACGTGCCAAACTTTGACACGATTGCCAATTTTTTAATTTCAAATTGTGTGGATTGTTTTAATTCAAATGACATTATTTAAAGACAGCTCTCAGTTCATCTTCAATTGGAGAAACAAATTCTGGTTTTAACAGTTTGATTGTTCTCTTGGTTTCATTTTGTTCAACTTCATAATCATAATATGATTTTGTTTCTTTAGATACAGTAATGGTAATTGAATTGCCATCATCTAACAATAAATTGGTTGTTGTAGCGGCAACATTAGCATAAGTGTTAGCGTCAACTTGTAATTTTGTTTGTAACTCTGTATTTGTTGAATTTGTTGTTCTTGTTTCAACTTTATAATATGAATGTATATTTCCTTGAGCCCAAGTTATACCAGATTGGCCAACACTTGCATTGGCAGAATATTTTTCATTAATAAAAGAAATAATAGTTCTTTGGTCAAGAGGCCAATCAAATTGAGGATCAATAATTTGATTCAACATTAATACGACCCAATGTTTTTCTGAATCTCCATAAAACTTACTAGCAATAATTTCTGGAGTATCACTATCTTGTATGTTATATTCATAGTAAACCGCAGTATTATCTCTAAACGAATTTTCAAAAGAAAAACGAGATACTATGCTGGTAACAACATCTACATTGTTCGTATTGTCTAAAGAATAAACTGTTTTTGGAAAATAATTGAAATATTTTGACATTAATAAATTCCTTCACCCTTTTCATTGACTTGACCAGCTTTGCGATATTCTTGGCTTATTCCATAATTCTTTTCTGTTGCATTTGGCAAAGCACCACGAATAGAAGTTTTTGTAACAATCTCGGTCTCTTTGAATTGTAGTCCCAAACGAATTGAAACTGGCATACCTGTTCCACCAACTGTAGCATTTTGACCAGGAACTTCATATGCAGAAAAACCACCAGGTGCATAGTCAACATCCATTGATTCTAAAACACAAGTAGAAATTTTTGGTATGTTTGGATTAATTCTTCCATTATAATAAAAACTAATATCAAATTCAGAAGGAGGAACTAAAAAGAATCCGTTTGTGCCGCCTTGTGCAACTTCTGGTGCTTGATGAAATCTTAAGCGTTCAATGATATTTTGAACTTCTTTGGCTTCTTGTTCTGACCTTGGGTAAAATTGAAAATCAAATCTAAATGTTCTAAATGATGGAGAAGAATATAATACTTCAAGCATTGGATTCTGAACAACTCCAAAAGCTTGAGAAAATGCAACTTGAAATATTCCTCCAGTATTTTTAGCCAATTGACTTAAAACAAATGGAGTAATTTGCACACCAATTTTTTTACCAACTTCTGCCGGATTACCACCTTGTCTAATAGCGTTAATAACACTCTCACCACCAGCAAGAACACCAGCGGCAACGCCGCCAGCTTGTATATTTTCAAATTGTTGTGATTGAGAAAAAGCCAAAGTATCTGGCATATACAAAGCTACAGTATCAGTAATTCGTGTCTGAGCTCGTAATGTATTTGTTTGTAAAGCTGCAGCTGCATCCGTTAAAGCTCTAAAACCACCTTGACCAACACCAAGAACACCTTGAGAAAATTGACCTAATTTATTATCAATTTGACCTAAAAAGTTTGATATGCTGGTGGTGCCTTTACTAATTGCTGTTCCAACAGCACCATTAACAACTTGATTAATAATTCCGCCAGCAAAGTTTAATGGTGCAGCTGTTCCTGCAGCAAATGATCCATTGTTTATACTATTCTTAACCGCTTGAGGAGTATCACTAGCTGCAATACTAGGATAACTAGTCAATCTTTGTTGATTGATATTAATGACCATATAGTGAGCTTTATCACTACTTCCCAAATCACTAGGATAACGATAAGTGTTTCTCGCATACTCCGAATTTTCAGTCAAAGAAGCAAGGGGACCTCTTGCTGAACCTGGAGTGTTAAATCTAATATTGGTGAGATTGAAAAGTGCCATTTAGTATCCTGTGGAGATTTACTACATATTTATATGACATTTGGCAAAACTTATAAAGGATGGTTCAATCCAAGGCATCCCACCAAATATAAAGGTGATGCGGATAACATCGTCTATCGGTCAACATGGGAACGCAGGGTGATGAAATGGCTCGATGAACATCCGAATGTTCTCTGGTGGTCGTCAGAAGAATTGGCAGTACCATACAAGTCTCCAATCGACAATAAAATGCACCGCTACTTTCCAGATTTTATCGCCAAGATGAGGTTGAAAGACGGCAAGGTAATGACTTATATTATTGAGGTAAAGCCAATGGCACAGACAAAGATGCCCATTCAGAAAAGGAAAACCAAGAGGTTTCTACAAGAAATGGCAACTTATGCGGTCAATCAGGAGAAAT